GTTCTGAGTAAGTATTCTAAGGATGGTAAATTAGTTTGGAGAAGAACTCTACTCAGCACGTACAACAGTTCTGATTATTTTTCTAATGTTTGTTTAGATGCTGACCCATCATTCTATTATTTACTTTTTGTCGATGATGTCAATGATGGATTTTCTGGAACACCAGACAGATATACTTTTGGTAAAGTAAGTAGTTCTGGTAACGGTCTTGGTAATTTTTCATATTTTCCTGATGGATTTGATGTAATAGACTACACTATTCTTTCTGTTGGCGATAAGATTGGCAGATTATCAGATGGTTCTGTAAGACAAGACACAAGTGACCTCATCACTTATCCATTCAACGCTAACAAACTACTCTTTGATGACCTTGCTACTCAGGTCTCCAACAAAAGGAGACAGATGGATAGTGCTGATAGCTTTGAGTATAGTGGTAGTCCTGCTATTAGAGTTGCTGACTTCCAAGAGTTGAACCTACTTGGTGATGTCTATTCTGGTAGTGGTGACTGGTTAGATCAATCAGGTAAAGGTAATGATGGAATTATTCCTTTATCTGGTCCTTTTGCTGGTTCTGGATCTTTAAATTTTCCAGGAGGTAGCACAGATCGTTTAGAAATTGCTAATAGTGCCGACTTTAATTTTGGAACTGGAGCATATACTATTGAAATGTTTATCAAAACAACAGCAGCTGCTGGTTGGTTATATCATGAAAACGACCCAAACAATAGTGGTATGAGGTTATGTGTTGGAACAAATGGATCTACTGGATCAAATGACGGAAGAATAGAATTTAACGAACAAGTGTCTAATGGTGATAATGCTATTCAAGGTTCCACTCAAATAAATGACGGACAGTGGCATCATATTGCTGTTGTTAGGGGTTCTTCTGGGGATGCCACAAAATTATATGTTGATGGAGTATTAGATGCTACTGGATCTGCTAACAGAAACTTTGATAGTAGTGATACTCTTTACATAGGTGCTAGGGGAACTTATGGTGGTAATGAATATGCTGGTGAAATTTCTAATTTGAGAGTTGTGAAAGGAGTTCAAGTATATACAGGAAACTTCACTCCGCCATCAGCACCACTTGATGATGTATCTGGAACTTCTTTAATTATTGATGGTAGTTCTATTACAGATACAAGTTCAAATAATAGAACTATTACTGTGGTTGGAGGTATTACCGCTAAAAATCTATCTCCCACATACAACGCCGCTGGATACTGGGAGTTTGATGGAGTGGATGATTACATTACACTCGATGAAAATTCCGATGTAGCAAATATAACGGGCGATATTTCAATTGAAGCATGGTTCAATATTGATACTACTAATGATGGAAACCGTGCTATCTGGAGTAAAGGAAGAACACCTGATCCTGGTGGCGGAACACAAATTCACAGCTTACTTTGGGTAAGTAGTTCTAATACTATTAGTGGTCTTATCGGAAACCTTGATGGGACCCCTAGTGGTGTGGGTCAGACAATTGCTACAGCAGGTCAGTGGTATCATGTTGTTCTAACTTCCGATGGATCTAATAATAGACTTTACATCAACGGAGTTCTTGACGCTACTAATGCCAGAACATCAGCAGAGATTTATAATACAAATCAAAATGGTGGTGTGTCTATTGGAAGAGATGTTAGGTATCCCACTACTGCCATCAGAATGTGGGATGGTAAGATCGGTGAAGTTCGTATCTATCCAAGAGCTCTAACAGCAGCACAAGTATTCCAAAACTACAACGCTACCCGTGAAAAATATACTGGAGTTCCAGCAAGCACAGATCCTGGTTTGACAAGCACAAGAACCCCTGCCTGATAAATAGATAGAGCAAAGAATATCTGTTTAGAGGCACTAAGTAATGGCGAGAAAATCCATTCAAAGTAATTACTATCTCTTTGATGCTTCCGCAAGAGAGGTTATCATTCCTGGTGGCATCCAGAGAGAACAATTGATCCTGATTACTAACGTTACTAGTAACAAAGTAATTTACAACTTCTCGGATCCAGAACTTACTGCTACCACATACAGTATCCAAACGGATATCAGAAACGTTACGACAACCAGAGTTGTCTTGACATACGATACTACATCTATGTCTGACGCAGACGGGTTACAGATTGTCTATGATGACTTTGAGGAGACTGTAAAACCTGCTGAGACATACTACGATGCTGTTAATAAGCAGAGAGTATCTAATCCTCAGTCTCAGTTAGATACTGACTTTGAATATGGCACTCAGGATACTAAGTGGGAATCGTTGGCAATGATCAACAACAACCCCTTTGCTTATAAGAGTGCTGACCCTATCGTTATCACTGACGTTCAGGCAGTTCAAGGCACTAGAGATATCACAGTATCTGTAAATACTTCTCTATCAACACGTCCTGCTGCTGGTTCTGCCATCTATATGCAGGACACTACATTCCCTGGTGCTAATGGTGTCTTCATTGTTGATAGTGTAGATGGCGTCAATCCTTCTAACTTCACATACACCGCAAAGTATAACTGGACAGCAGCATCTGGTGGTATTTACGACGCTGCAAGAACTGCTCTTTATGCAGGAATTCACTATACTGGATCTGAAATTGGTGGAACCATCACACTAACTGCTGGTAGTGGTGGAATGGCAGGATCAGTTCAAGTTGATACTACGCAAGCACATGGTCTGGAAGTTGGTAATGAGATTGCTGTTGCTGGTTCTGCTGGAACTAACGTAAATGGTTCATGGACTGTTGCTAGAGTAGAAAGTCCAACACGTTTCTATTACTTCCCAGACGCAGCGCCAACTGGATCCGTTAATACAGGAACTAAGAAACTTTATCCAAGACCACAGGGATCTTCAGTTCATAGAGCATTTGATGGTGGTGTAAAGTTCTCTACTAATACTATTTCCAAGAACCAGCAAGCAATCAGACAGACAAAGCGTTACTTCCGTTATCAGTCTGGTAAGGGCGTTGCGTTCTCAACTGGTTCTATTCTCGAACCAGCAATTGAAAACATCGATAGCATCACATCATCTGGTACAACTGTAACCGTTGTTGCAGCAGATGCTCACAACATTACCAGAGACACTCTAGTTGATGTGCGTGGTGTAGAGGATAACAACTACAACGGTGTCTATCAGGTAACAAATGTAATCGATGCATATACTTTCCAATATACTGCTACTAATGCGCCAAGTGAAACAACCGCCGCAGGTGAATATACAGTAACTCCAGTTGATTCCTATGGAAACAAACTGGAAATTGGTATGATGGACCAGCAAAACGGTATCTTCTTCCGTTATGCTAGTGGTTCTCTCAGTGTTGTTCGTAGATCATCTACTTATCAATTGTCTGGTAAGGTATCTGTAACCAATGGAAGCACACTTGTTTCTAGCTACACAGCAGCAAATGGACAGGGAACTAAGTTCGCCAAGCAACTAAATCCTGGTGATTATATAGTTATCCGTGGTGTTTCTTATCGCGTTGATGGTATCATCTCTGATACACAGATGGTTATTTTCCCAGACTATCGTGGTCCATCAGCAGGTAATGTCCCTGTAACTAAGACTGTTGAAACTGAGTGGTTACAATCTGATTGGAACATTGACCGTTGTGATGGATCTGGTAAGTCTGGATATACTCTTGACTCAACCAAGATGCAGATGTTCTACATGGACTACTCTTGGTATGGTGCTGGATTTATTCGCTGGGGATTCCGTGCTCTAGATGGTAACGTCATCTATGCTCACAAGATTCCTAACAACAACCAGAACACGGAAGCATACATGAGATCTGGTAACTTACCAGCTCGTTATGAAGTCAATACACTGCCACCACTTACTCAAACTACAAAGTCATTCTCGAACTCTGACACTACTTTGTATGTTGCTGGAGCACCTACACACTTCCCATCTAGTGGAACTCTTCGTGTCAAGAGAACAACTGGATCTACAACTGGAGTTCAAGAGTATATCAATTACACAGGTAAAACTTCATTTGTTCAAGATGTTATCAACGTAAATGCTGGTAACGTAATTGAAGTTGCCTCAACAACTGGTCTTGTTCCTGGTGGTCAGCAGACGATTAGTTTTGACACTCCATTCTCTAACGTTGTTGCAAACAAAACATACTTTGTTGCTGCTGTTCCCTCTGCAACTACCTTCCAGATCACAACAACACAAGGTAGTTCAACTGGTATTACCTTAGACCAACAAGTTGGATCTGCTATCTCACCTCTTGCTCGTGCATTTGCTGGTTCATTTACTGGTATCACTAGAGAGCAAGCAGGTGCAACTGGAGTCAGTCTAACGATTTCTTCTGGTTCTTCATCTGGTACAGTAAGTTCTGCAACTGGTATTCAGAAAGGACAGAGAGTAATTGGTTCTGGAATTCCTGCTGATACATTTGTTCATAGTATTTCTGGAACTTCTATTGCATTGAGTAGAGCAGTTACTTCTGCAAATCCAACTGGAGTTATCTTCTCTCCTCTTGGTGCAGGTGCAGCACAGACATTTACATACGATGCTAACCAACCAACAAGTGTAGAACTGATTGGTGCTACATCAATCCCACAGATCTCACACTGGGGTTCATCTGTTATCATGGATGGTAAGTTTGATGATGACCGAGCATATGTTTATACTGTTGGATCTAAAACACAGAGAACAATTGGTAGTGGACAGACTAGAGCAGTTATTGCTCTACGTGTATCTCCTTCTGTTGATAACGGTATCCCTGGAAACTTTGGAACTAGAGAACTAATCAATAGAATGCAACTGGTTTTACGTCAAGTTGACATCTCATCTACTGGTAAGTTCTTCTGTGAATTGGTATTGAATCCAGTTCCAGATGCTAATAATGTATGGCTGGATGTTGGTGGAACATCACTAGCACAGTATTCAGTTCTATCTACAGATACTGATTTACTTGGTGGAGAGGTTATCTATGGATTCTACGTTGATACTGGTGTTCAATCTTATGATCTAACGGCAGTCAAAGAAATTTCTAATTGTATCCTTGGCGGCGGAACATCTAACTATGCTTCAACGACTTCTCCAAACCCAACTGGTATTTTCCCAGATGGTCCTGAGGTACTAGCAGTTCGTGTTACAAACATCGCTGGTGGTCAGAGATCAGTTGACGCTCGCTTCTCATGGACGGAGGCTCAGGCATAAATAGAAGAGCCTAATTATGGCTCATCATGCCCGAAGAAGTAAAAGAACCTCTGAAAGAGGAAGAGAAAAAGAAAGGTCCGTTTGCTAAACTAAAGGATGCTGCTGCTGATCACGAAGGTCAGTTAGAAGCGATCAGCACAATGGTTAGACTTGGTATTCTTATCTGGTCTGGTGGTATTCTTACGCTTGCCTACATCAAACTACCTCCTGCTCTCGGTATTCCCGAACAGAAACTTGATCCTACTTTCATCGCATCGGTATTCACTGGGGTCTTAGCTACCTTTGGAGTTCAGACTGCTAAGAAGTCTGGTGATGGAACAATGAAGATGGGTGGTGCTGGTGGTGGCGTGTCTAAAGCAGATCTAGAGAAACTG